TAGAAACAAACACGGAAGCAAAGCAAGCTTATAGAAGGTTAGCTGCTCAAGTTCACGATAAACGGAACCAAGAGTTCAGAAAATCATGTAGAACACGCATGACAATGAATGCTATTCGTGAATTTAAAGAAAGAGATCGTTATTATATTCCGTGGTCTTTCGATTACCGAGGTAGAACATACCCTATTCCCTCCTTTTTAACTCCTCAAGACTCTGACTTTGGAAAGAGTTTGATTAGATTTGCTGATGAAGGCGAAATAAATGAAGGATGGTTAGCTTTTCAAGTAGCTACTACATATGGTCTAGATAAAGAGACTATTGAGAAGCGTAAGGAGTGGACAAGAAATAATCACTCACTAATAACTCAAGTAGTTAAAGATCCTATAGGTAATATTGGGTCTTGGGAAGTTGCAGACGAACCGTTTCAATTTCTCGCAGCATGTGAAGAGTATTATTCATGTGTTATTTCACAGTCAAGAAATACGACTGGTTTACCTGTAGCTATAGACGCTACATGTAGTGGTCTCCAGATTCTAGCAGGATTAGCTAGAGACCGTAGGACAGCACAACTAGTCAATGTGTTGCCTTCTGACAGACCACAAGACGCTTATGCAAAGGTTGCTGAGGCTGCTAAACCTCATATACCTGAGTATTTACATAAAGTATGGGATAGAAAGACGGTCAAAAGGGTCGTCATGACTATACCCTACAACGCTAAACCTTTTTCTAATCGTTCTTATATCAGGGACGCACTAAAAGAAAAAGGAATAGATATAGAGAATGAGGACTTAACTGTTGTTGTTAACGCAGTTAGAGAAGCTATGAATCAAGAGTTTCCGGGTCCAATGAAGGTTATGAAGTGGATAGAAGATGAAGTCACTAAAGCTATTAAGCGTGGTAAAACTGAAATCACATGGACAACACCATCAGGGTTCAGGGTTATACAACGTTTAATGAAACCAAACTGCAAGTATATTTACTTAAGATTATTAGGTAAGTGTAAGGTTTGGGCTAAACTAGGTGACACTGACGAGGTAGACCTTGCTCATCATAAAAATGCCACAGCCCCAAACCTTATTCATTCATTAGATGCTAGTCTATTACACATAGCTGCAACTAAGTTTGATAATCCCATTGCTCTAATACATGATTCAGTCTTATGTCGTGCAGGTGATATGGATGAACTGTCTAATATAGTCAGGGAAACATACATGCACTTATTCGCTGAACATGAATATCTAACTCGTTTCGCTCAACACATAGGAGCTGAAACACCGCCACCGATCATAGGAGACTTAGAACCCTCCGATGTGATTGACTCAACTTATTTTTTCTGTTAATGAAAACCCGAATGTATTCATCATTATTTGACCAATTCTTTGCACCGACTAGAGTTATTGTTGTCTCAGAAGAGCGACTAAAACAAGCGGAGCGAGAAGCAAAAGAGAATCAACTCAAGGTTATAGACAATCGTATGGATGAACTATCTAAGTATAGGTTACAAGTCCAAGACGAATTAAAAGCGCTATCACCTGCTGTTGAGGATACTAAAGATGCCTAGAACTATACATACAACACCTAATCCAGTAACACTAGAAGGCTTTCAAGCTATACTAGCTCCTAGCAAATTTGGTTATTCCTTATCAGCTATAGTTGATACTGATATCATAGATAAGCTAGATACTGAAAGGTCAGAAGTTCTTAAATGGGCAGAATCAAAATTAAAAAATCCAAAAAGATCCACGTTAAAACCCGAGCCGTGGGAAGAAGTCTCAGAAGGTAAATACAAATTAAAGTTCTCATGGTCTGAGGATAAACGTCCACCTGTAGTAGACACAGAAGGAGTACCAGTCACAGATGTTAAAACCCCTTTATATGGTGGATCTACAGTTAAGCTTGGTTTCTATCAGAAGCCTTACATCCTCCGCGATGGAGTTACCTATGGTAGTTCTCTTAAGTTGGTTGGTGTACAGGTTGTCTCAGTAAAAGGCGAAGCTGGCGTAGATACTGGTGACTTAGATGCTGACGCAGTAGCAGAATTATTTGGTACTACATCAGGATTTAAAACTGGAGATCCTAACGTAACACCCACAGTAGATGAAGAAGAAGACTTCTAAAGAAGAATCTTTAGCATGGGCGAAGAAAGCCTATGATAAATTAAAAAATAAAGAACAACCTAAGTATAGATCTAACCTTGAAAAAGATATCGCTAATTTATTGGAGGGGCTGGGAGTATCTTTCCAGTATGAGTCTGAGAAACTTAGCTATACAATTGAGCACAATTATACTCCTGATTTTGTTCTACCAAACTATGTATACCTTGAAGCAAAAGGATACTGGGACGCAGCGGACAGAAGAAAAGTCCTTGCAGTCAAGAGAGATAATCCTGATATAGATCTAAGGATGGTCTTTCAGTCCCCATACAACACGATAAGTAAAAAAAGCAAGACGACTTATGCGCAATGGTGCGAGAAGCACGACATACCATGGGCGTCTTATCATGACATACCACTCGAATGGTTAATCTAACCAACGAATTCGTAAGGCATATGCCATGCAGTAATTGTGGTTCATCAGATGGAAATTCTCTCTACTCTGATGGACACACCTACTGTTTCGTCTGTCACGATAGAACAGGCGGCAATGATGTTATTCACAGTCAGAACGTGAGCAAAACAGTACAGCTTACAGGATCAGCCGAACGGTTGCATAAACGTAAGATATCTGAAAAAACTAATCAATTCTATCAGATTTACAGGGACGGGGATGTGTTACGGTTCCCTTACCATGATGAATCTGGAGTTTTGAAAGGTATAAAAACCAAAACAAAGCAAAAAGACTTTAGATATGAAGGAGTTCCCACTAATACCCTATTCGGTCAGCATCGCTTTCCTAGTTCTGGTAGAAGGATTGTTGTTACTGAAGGTGAACTAGATGCGGCATCAGCTTATGAGGCTATGGGAGGATGGCCTATGGTATCCCTACCTCATGGCGCAGCATCTGCGAAAAAAGATATACAAAAGCAAATCCCTCTTTTCCAAGGGTATGAAGAAATTGTCTTATTCTTTGATGGCGATGAGGCAGGACGTAAAGCGGCTGAGGACGCGGCAACAGTACTACCAGTTGGTAAGGTCAAGATCGCACGTCTTGAGGGCTACAAAGACCCCTCAGAAGCGTTACAGGATGATAATGCAGAAGCTATCAGGAAAGCTATATGGGATGCTAAGGTCTACAGACCAGACGGAATCGTCGACGGTAAATCCTTACTCGAAACAGTTACAACACCTCAACCACCATGCGATCATGAATACCCATTCAAAGGACTCAATAAGAAATTACACGGGATCAGGTATGGAGAACTTACGACATTTACTGCTGGCACTGGAGCCGGAAAAACCAGCATCATGCGTCACATCGCAACTGACCTTTTACAAAAAGGGGAATCGGTTGGGATCTTGGAACTTGAAGCAAGTAATAGGAGAACCGCACTTGGATTGATGTCCACAGCTGTTGGGAAAAATTTTTCTATAGGAGAACATGATGAGCAAGAACTCAAAACAGCTTTTCATAATTCCATTGCTAATTGGAACCTTTACCTTTTTGATGGCTTTGGTTCTTTTGACCCAGACCTTATTTACAATAGGATCGAATACCTTGCCAGTGGATTGGAGTGTCGTATTATATTCCTAGATCACCTTAGTATACTATTAAGTGGTTTGTCAGGCGATGAACGACGCATGATAGATACCACAATGACAAAGTTAAGATCATTAGTTGAACGTACAGGGATAGCTTTATTCCTTGTATCACATTTACGGAGAAGTAATAATGACAGTCATGCGCACGAAGAGGGAGGACGTGTTTCGCTCTCACAACTCAGAGGATCTCATTCGATTGCTCAAATCAGCGATAATCTCGTGGGGCTCGAAGTCGATCAACAAAGTGAAGGAGGAAGAAGTCCTACGACTGTTAGAATCCTTAAAAATCGTTATTCAGGCGAAACAGGTACGTGCGGAACGTTAGATTATAACATTAACACATGCAGATTTATCGAACATGAAGCTGAACCCGAATTCAACCCGTCCACAGATTTTTAAACATTATGAACATCCATGGTATAAATTTTTAAATAAACCTAATCCACCTACGCAAGAAGCAGTTGAAAAAGCAAAATTCATCGACAAAACGTACGAGTGGAATCGGTCCGATAGTATTCGATCTGGAGGCAAACGGTCTTCTAAATGATGCTACCCACGTCCACTGTATTGTACTTAATTATGTCGAAGAGAATAGAACAACTACGTTCAATGACGAAAAAATTGGTAAAGGGATGTCTAGCCCTGTGGTTAGA